CACCAATATCATAATGAGATCAAGTTGGGAGACCCGTTTTGCCTCATGGTGCGATAAGAACCCATCTATAATCAAGTGGTGTTCAGAGGAGACTGTTGTACCATACAGGTGTCCTACAGATAATAGGGTCCATAGGTACTTCATAGACTTCAAGATCAAGGTTAAGACCAAAGATAACTCTATAAAGACGTATCTTGTAGAGGTCAAACCTGCTAAGCAGACCCAACCTCCTGTGTACCCAGGCCGGAAGACAAAGCACTACATAACAGAGTCAGTTACGTTTGTTAAGAACCAAGCTAAATGGAGAGCTGCAACAGAGTACTGCAAAGATAGAGGCTATGAATTTGTAATCATAACTGAGAATGAATTAGGCCTGAATTAGCTTATAAATAAGTAATGGCGCAACTTAAAGACGTATTTAGACAGAACTCTTATGACCTAAAGCAAGCAGCAATTAGGTCTAAGGCATGGTTCCAACAGCAAGCTATACTATTAGGCAGGCAGAACCTTACCACTCAAAAGGTAATGAACTCTGCATCAGCTGTAGTTAAAGCTCAAGTGGTACCTGGCAGTTTATACATGTTTCTATACGATCCAAAGCACAAAGATACATTACCATACTATGATAAGTTCCCATTGGTATTCCCATTTAAGAGGGTGCCAGGAGGGTTTCATGGTTTAAACATGCACTACTTACCTTATCAGATGCGTGTTGTATTATTACAAAGATTAATGGACTTTGCCACTGATAGGACTTTAAACGATAAGACACGACTTAGACTCTCATGGAGATTGATAGCTGGTGTATCTAAGTTTAAATGGGCAGAACCATGCGTTAAGCATTACCTAAATGACCATGTTAGGTCAACGTTTAGGAAGATAGATGCTCCTGACTGGGCTACAGCTATGTTATTACCTGTAGAGCAGTTCGTTGGAGCTACAAAAGTTAATGTTTGGAAAGATTCATTAGGATACTAAATGGCATCATTACAAGAATTCATATCACAAGTAGCTGGCGAAGGTCTAATGCGATCTTCAAGGTTCGCTGTAACCTTTAGTCTACCAAGTGGTATAGTAGAAGGCACCTATTCAAGAGATATAAGAAAAGTATTATTGTATTGTGATAACATTAATTTACCTGGATTGACTTTAGAGACGACTTCTGCTAAGACGTTTGGTGAGCACAGAGAGATGCCATATAATAAACTATTTGACACCGTCAATATGGGATTTTATGTTGATAATGCTATGTCAGTTAAGTTGTTATTTGATAGTTGGATGGGTGCAATTCAAGATCCAACAACCAGAACTTTTAATTATTACTGGAACTATGTTACTGATATAGTAGTAGACGTATTTGATATAGCAGATAATAGTAGGTATCAAGTAACTTTATATCAATGTTATCCAAAAGCAATTAATCCCGTACAGATGGATTATGGCAGTAAAGATGTGATGAAGATGACAGTCGCTATGAACTATAAGTATTGGAAATCAACTAGTGCAGCAAATATTGCTACATCTGATATGTTAGGAGACACTATAGCAATACCTAACTCATACCTAACAGATTTCCAAAATTATCAAAACGAATATAACGTAGGTTAAGGAGAGAAAGATGGCAGAACAAAGAAAACACGGTGTAAGCCAACACGCTTATCAACATTTACAGGAGGCAGATACAAATGGTGACGGCTACGTAAGTAGTGAAGAGTTAGCTATGTATCTAGAATTTAAACGCAGAGAGCTTGAAGACCAAGATGCTCAACGTGATGCTATGCGTAAGATGACATGGTTCGCTCTATGGGGCATGTTACTCTATCCAGTAACTATCGTTATCGCTTCTTATTTAGATGTGGATGATGCAGCTAAGATCATTGGTAATATTGCACCTACATACTTTGTAGCTATCTCAGCTTTAGTCGCAGCTTTCTTTGGTGCTAATGCATACTCAGCATCAAAAAAGTCTGAGGCGGCCATTCCGCCGCCAAGACCGGTTTTCCCATCACAAGCACCAATGACGTATGATGAACCAACTCCAGTTGCACCAACATTTGGTGATGCCCCAGCTTTTGGACAAGATCCAGCTCCAACACCGGTAGTTGCAGCAACAAGGACAACACCAACACGTAAGATCGTGTAAAATAAAGGTAATATTATGAAATCTGATGACAATTTATCAAAGATATTTGATGTAGAACCACTTAAACCTGGTGAAGTTGCAAGCACTGGACAAGAGATTGTGCCGGCTTCTAATAAAGTAGAAGACAACGTTAACTACGATTATGATTCAGCTCGTAATAACCTGCATAAACTATTGAATCAAGGACAAGATGCACTGTATCATGCGCTAGAGATAGCAAAGCAATCAGAACATCCAAGAGCATTTGAGGTTGTAGGTAACCTTATGAAACAACTTGCTGATACTAACGAACAGCTGTTAGCACTTAGTGAACGTAAACAAAAGTTGGATGGACCCAAACAACAAGAGGGACAACCAAACAAACAAGTGACGAACAACAACGCGATATTTGTAGGATCTACAAGTGAATTGAGCAAAATGATTAAAGATATGAATAAAGGAGAATAGTATGGCATTACCAATGATGAAGACACCTTTGTATAACGTGACTATCCCGTCTACAAAGAAAGAAGTACAGTTTAGGCCATTCCTAGTTAAAGAGGAAAAGGCTTTACTAATAGCACAACAATCAGAAGACCCAAAGGTCATGATCAACACACTTAAGGCAATCATAGCTGATTGTATAACTGGTGATGTAGATCCAGATAAGTTAGCAGTATTTGATTATGAGTACTTGTTTACTCAGATCAGAGCAAAGTCGGTAGGAGAGATAGTAGAGTTACTATTCCTATGTGATACCTGTACTGATGAAAAAGCTAAAGCACAAGTTAACCTTAATATAGCTAACTTTGAAGTTAAGTTTCCAGAAGGGCATGACAGTAAGATCGAACTATTTGATGATGTGGGTGTCATCATGAAGAACCCAAGCCTTGATACGCTTGAGAAGTTAGATAAGCTTGGTGATAATAGTGTTGAGACCATCTTTGATGTGGTGTCAGACTGTATCGAGAGCGTTTATACTACAGAAGAAGTATTTACTGCTAAAGACCAAACTAAACAAGAGTTGATTGAGTTCCTTGAGAACTTAACACAAGAACAGTTTAAGAAGATCGAAAACTTCTTCTTGACGATGCCTAAGCTGACTCAAGACATTGAATATGATTGCCCTGTATGCAATAAGCATCATGTTAAGAAACTAGAGGGCCTGCAAAGTTTTTTTTAATTAATCTCAGCCACGAGAGCTTAGCTAATTATTATAAAATGAACTTTGCTCTAATACAATATCATAAGTATTCGTTGACTGAGATTGAAGAGATGTTCCCATTTGAACGCGAGATCTATGTTGCTATGTTAGTTAAATTTTTAGAAGAAGAGAAACAGAGACTGGAAAATAGGTAATGACAAAGAAACTTACACCTGAAGAAAAGGCAATGAATAAGTTCAAGAAGGACTGGGCTCCTGAGAACTTAAGCCCTTCCGCGTTCAAACAATTAGTTGAGCAATTAGGTATAAAGAATTCTGATATCGATGTCAAGCCTGCTATTGATGCATCACAGTTAGCAGCTGATTTTAAAGACTCAGGTAAAAAAGAAGAACAAAGAGCTGAGACATTAGTTGATAGTCAAAAGAAACTAGTTGATAAGTTAGAATCATTAAATAAGACACTAGCTAGCTTATTACCAACAGTAGGTGCTGGAGATAAGAAAGATAAACCTCAAAGTACATTAGATTATAGACCATTAGGTCAACAGTTTAAAGAAAAGATATTAGGCAGACCTCAAGAAGGTGGTGCATTTGATACTAATTCATTACGTTGGAAATTAGGTAGTGTTAGAGGTTTGGCTCTATCATCGGGTTTAGTTAAACCTGGAGGCATGATTGATAACGCTACAGCTGTACGCGAAGAGCGATTAATGAAGCAAGCCGGTGTAACAAGATCTAAAGAAGATGAAGAAAAAGAAACACAAGATGATAAGTTAAATGTATCTCAAGAAGAAGAAAATACATTAAAAGCTATGAGTTCTGGTGCTGATGCAACCCACGAACTAATTGCTATAACAAAAGTTGAAAACGAACGTAAAGCCAAAGCTGATGCAGATCTATTAACAGCAATACAGAATATGCAATCTGCGGCAGGAGGTGGTGTATTAGGTAGTGCTATAGAAGCCGCCGGAGATGTTGCTGCAGCCAAATCACTAGCAAAAGGCGGAAAAGGTGCAAGTAAATTAGGAACATTAGCTAAGT